GCCAGCAAGGATGCCGAAAAAGCTTCGCAATGTCGTGACCGGAAACGTATTCGATTACGACCCCTTGTTCGCAAAGAATCCCGATCTGGAAATAATTGAATGGGAGAAGACGGATGGCGACGACTAAGGTAGCCACCTTAATAGATACGGCAGGAATTATCCTTCAGGACACGTCTCAAGTTCGCTTTCCTCAAGCAGAGCTAATGACGTTTCTCAACGATGCTCAGCGGGAGATTGTTCTTCATCGCCCAGATTCAAAAACAATTAATGGCAACATCACCTGTGTAGCAGGAAGTAAGCAGTCATTGCCTTCAACAGGTTTGAGGCTGGTTGATGTTGTAAGAAATGACGGCGGAAGAGCCATCACGCAGATTGCAAGAAAGATTCTCGATGAGACTCTGCCCAACTGGCACAACACGCCTGCGGACGCGACCAAGAAAATTGAACACTTCGTTTACGATCCAGCAGATCCAAAGAACTTCTATGTGTATCCGAGCGCTACTAGCTCAATGGACATTGAGATCATCTATAGCATCGCGCCTTCTGACATCACTTACAGCGCGTCAGTGACAATCTCTCTGGATGATATCTACGCGAATGCCATCTTGGATTACATGCTGTATCGCGCTTATCAGAAAGACAGCGAGTACGCAGGTAATGCAGAGCGCTCAATGATGCACTACTCGTCTTTTGCCAACGCTCTTGGCATGAAGGCTAGGGCTGACTCAGCAATTGATCCGCAACCAACCGGCCCTGATCGTAACGCTCAGAGGATCTAATAGTGAAGTATCTGGATATCGCAGAATACGTCCGAACCGAGGCTCACGGCGCTCCTGACTTTGTCATAGAAAGGGCTACCCGTGAGTCTGCTATTGAGTTTTGCGTGAAGACGGATGCTTATCGTCTTGAGCCTGAGACTGTCCAGATCATTGCTGGGGTCGATGAATACGACCTGACGATCCCAAGTGGGACTGAGCTAAACCACATCATTGATATTTATCGAAACAGAGAGTTATTGAAGCCGGTTTCATACTCTCGGCTCCTTGAGGTTCAGGGAGACGGAAGTCAAAGGGCCAAGCCTAGATATTACTCTCAAAGAGACAATGAAGTTTTTTATGTCGGGCCAATACCTAATGCAAAAGAAACGCTGAAGGTTCTTTATTCAGTCAAGCCGACATCAATATCAACCTCTATACCAGACACGATTGGCAAGGAGTTTCGGGAGCCTATTGTCCACGGAGCGGTCTATCGACTCCAGATGATGTCAGATCAGCCATGGTCAAACATGGGCGCGGCTCAAGCCAACAAAGCTCTATGCGATCAGAGGACTGCACAGATTGTTCGTGAGGTTCGATACGGATATGGCGGCGGAGCGTTAACCGTTAAATCGAGGGCGTTTTTCTAATGGCGTATTCAGAGACGATTAACTTGGTTGTCGGGGACACTCTCCCAGAACTAACCATCACGTTAAAAGACAGTAACAGAGCGGCTATCGGTAGCACCTTGGATGAGGCTGATAGCGGTACATGGCGACCCATAAATCTTATCGGGTCAGTCGTGAAGCTGAGAATTCGACAGCTTGGCGAAACTGAACTCAAGGCAACCTTGACCTGCACGGTAACTGACGCAGAAGGCGGAACGGTAACAACTGACTTCCCAACGGGAACACTGGATACCGCAGGAATATTTGAGGCAGAGGTTGAGATAACCAACTCAAGCGGCGGGATACAAACCGTCAGTGATTTGATCAAGCTGAAAATTAGAGACGACTTCGACTAATGTTAAAGCTGTTTATTTCATATCGGCTACCTCGGGCCAGCATCGCTACGGACATAGTGAAGCTCCGATTCTCTGTCGATTATGAAAACACACGGCTGGTAGATGTCGCTCTAGACCCCACATCCCTGAACAGATACTTCAGAGATGACTTCGTATCCATGATTGAAGCTCTCGGCTACGATCTAAACAAGCCTCTGAGTGACTCTTATCAGTTGGCTGAAGATCATGCCTTTGCCTTGCAGAAGCCTGCCTCCGACGATTTTTCTGTTACTGAGGTATTCGTTCGGGTCGTTGAGTTTGAGCGATCCTTTGATGATTCGACATCGCTTTCAGAGGACTCTTCATTCCTGCTAGGGAAGGCAGAAGTAGATCAGTTCGCGATGACTGAAAACTCTGCCTACACCTTTGATAAGTCGTCTCAGGATTCTTTCGGTCTGACTGAAGATCTGTTGTACGGGTTTGGCAAAAGCGCGGAAGATGCGGTGATTGCCAACGACACTCTGTCGTACTCTTTGTCTAGCGCTCTTACTGATTCGACATCGATTCAAGAGTCTGCGGCGTTATCAACTTCCCGACCTGCAACTGACGCCGTTTCAGTTTCCGAGGCTTACTCCCCAGATTACGGCAAGGGTCTATCTGACCCTGTTGTCATGTCGGAACAACTGTCTCGCGTTGTTCAGTTCAGCAGGCAGTTTTCTGATGTTTTCGTTCTGGATGATTTGGCTCAAGTCGGTGATCTCGCGAAGCAGTCAGTTCTCGATAAAGAGAACGTCGCCAGCCTTACAGAGATCCTGAACTACTCCTCGACGAAAGCTATTGAAGACACTCTGGCATTACAGGAGCAGATTGCAAAAGACTTCGCTCGCTCACTTGATGATTCTTATGGGTTCGCGGACACAGAATTTAGAGGCGTAGAGAAGCTGGAAACAGACAGCATCTCCATGTCGGAGCAGGAATTTAGGTCGGTAATCCTTGGTAAAGCAGATTCTGCAACGATCACCGACACACAAGTATTCGATCAGAGTATCGGCAAGTCTGATTCTTTGGCGATGTCAGAGGCGATCAGCTATAGCTTTTCAAGAGAGTTAGACGACTCCTTTGGAATGTCAGAGTCAGCCGAAATTAACTTGGCCGCATATCGCGGCAAAAGCACTTTTAACTTAGGCACATTAAACGCCTTTGCATTTAACGAGTAGGAGACATACTCATGTTGCATGAAAACCTGAAGCTCACCGGAAAACTCTCAATTGCTATCAACGAAGAAGTTGTAAAGGTAGTTGATAACCTTGTAGTCACTGACGGCAAAGAGTTCGTCGCCAGTCGCATGGAAGGCACGTCTGACGCAGTCATGTCTCACATGGCAATCGGCACTGGCAGTACAGCCGCCGCCGCTGGAGACTCTGCTCTTGGTAGCGAATCAGCCCGTGTTGCTTTAACCAGCACAACTGTTTCTGCAAACACCGTGACTTACGTTGCCACGTTTGCGGCGGGTACGCCTGCTTCTGCGGCGGCTATCACCGAGGCGGCTCTGTTTAACGCATCATCTACCGGCACCATGCTTTGCCGAACAGTATTTGATGTTGTTAACAAGGGAACTGCGGACAGCATGACAATTACTTGGACTGTCACCGTTTCCTAAGAGGAGCTTTTCATGGCGGTTAAGTTCAGTAACAACGTCAAGACGGAGCTTTCGTCTGGGATCACAAGCACGGCTACGAGCATAGCGGTTGCTGATGCGTCTGACTTTCCAGCCTTATCGGGAAGCGACTTTACGCTGGCAACCATAATTGATCTAGACGACATCAATGCTTTGGAGGTGGTGAAAGTGACTGCCATCTCCAGCAACACATTGACTGTTGTCAGGGGTCATGAAGGCACGACAGCTAGGGCTTTTGATTCTGCCGACAGAGTTGAGCTTCGCTTTACGGCAGGGCTTCTTGAGACGGCACTGGACGATTCCGCCGCGATAGCGTCAGACGACGCTACAGCACTAGCAATTGCACTGGGATAAGTTATGGCTAATACATTCAAAAACTCAGCGTTGTCGGATGTAAATAACTCCGGCTATGACACGCTGTACACAGCGCCCTCCGCAACGACATCTGTGGTGCTTGGTCTGGCGATTGCCAACAAAACCGCTCAAGCGGTGACGATCAAGGTGCAGTTTGCGGACAGTTCTGCATCGACCAACCATCAACTGCTGAACGACGTTGCGATTCCTTCGGACACAACTCTGGAAGCTCTTTCAGGTCAGAAATACATTCTGGAAGCTGGAGATTCCTTGAAGGTTCAATCCGGAACTGCCTCGGCGGTTGACGTTGTCCTTGGCGTAATGGAGATCAGTTAATGCCGTTTTTAGGGAAAGTACCTTCACAGCTTGTTGATTCTGATGTTGATATCGATGGCGGTAGCATTGACGGTGTAGCCATTGGCTCGGTAACTGCTAACGCGGGTGCTTTTACCAACCTAACGGCTACCGGAACGCTGACTCTTCCCGATGACGCGATCTCTGGTGACGACATTGATGGCGGCACTATTTCTAATGTTGCCATTTCCGGCACAACGGCGTCCTTCTCGGGTGACCTAACGGTAGACACCAATACGCTTTACGTGGATTCCACCAATAATCGCGTTGGGATTGGCGATATAACCCCCACAGAGAAGCTTACAGTTGAGGGTAATGTCCGGATTAACAAGCAACCGACGGCAACCAACGGTATTACTTGGGACTTAAACACAACCAATTTTGGCTCCATCAAAATGGACGGCACAGAAAATATGCTGTTCGACGTGGACAAGTCTACGGCTAACTTTATATTTGGAAGAGGCTCTAGCGAATAC